TCAAAGTCTTGAGATAACTCTCTCTTTGCGTTTTGTAGAACGCCGCTTCCGCCGCTGCGTCCGAAGCCGCCTTCGCAAGCGCGGCGCGTTCTTTCTCCCACGATGCGATGCCGGGATTGTAAGTGTTTTGCCAGAACTCGTCTACGCTGCGTTTGCTGAGTTCGGCTGCATCCTGCGCGGCCTTTGCCGCTACTGCTTGCTCCTCGGCTAACTTGCGATCAGCTTCGGCTTTCGTCGCCGCCGCTGCCGCCGATGCTTCGGCTTGCGATGCTGTGGTTAGGACTGTGTTGAATCCACTGACAATTTTGGCGTCGAGAGCATCAATCGTTTCTTGTGGAACGCCGGATTGTCTTAACACTTCGGCTATCGTAATCATGCTGTTATCTCCCGGATTTGTTGATTACAACGTTGAAATACATGTGAAACTTCTGCTACAATTGACGCAATTGAGGAGGCAATTTTGAAGCGCATATACACAAAAGTCGTTGTTGGTGCAGACGGAGTTTCCAGAAAGCGCTGTTCGAACCCAGAGTGCCCCTTTGGTCCAGAACTTTTACCGTTAGACTTCTTCTTCAAAAATACGCAAGTAAAATCTGGGGTTAACGCACGTTGCCAGATTTGCGAAGCAAAAGACAAGCACGAATGGCTTGAAAAAAACCGCGATAAAGCCAGAGAGTCAAGCAAACGATATGCCGCAAACAACAAAGACAAGGTAATGGCTAGGATTACTAAATGGCATTTTGCTAACATCGAAAGGCGCAGAATCAAGGGCAGAGAGTACAAGAGAAAAGCAGCGGCTAGAATAAAGGCGCATGACAGAGAAAAACTATTGTCTGACCCCGAAAGGCATTGGACAAGACGCGCAATAACTCGCTGTAAGAATAGAGCGAAGGCGGAGGGAGCGCAGTTCGACATTGATTCCTCTGATCTGCTCCCATTACCGGAATTTTGTAGCGTCTTTGGCATAAAACTCGATTACTTTGGTGGACCCGAACGTCGTACTTGGGCCAGTGTTGATCGTATTGTCCCTGCGCTTGGGTATGTGAAAGGCAACGTTCGCGTAATCTCCTTCGCGGCCAATTGGGCCAAATCAGATAGTGCAGGTGATATCATTGGTGCTCATAAAACAATTTCCTAGCCCATCATAGGCTGCTGTGCGGTAGGTGTCGGCTGTGACGGCGTAATCATCGCCGTCTGTGCCTCTCCTATTGCCTGCACGATCTTGTTCATTTGGGAAGCAATTTGGGGGAAACTCTGCGCGATTTGGGTCGCAACTTGGCTCCAGTTGCCTAACAATTGCTGCAACTGGTTAGCTGGACCTTGGGATGGTGCGCCAGATGGCGACCCTCCCTGCGTTGGCATTGTCGCGGAGGGCGAGGATGGAGGACCACCCGCTGGCGGTCCCCCGGCTCCCTGCTGTTGATCTTGCATTGATGGCATTGACGTGGCCACTTTGGTTCTCCTCGGTGGTTTCCGTTATGCCTTTATCGTGGACTTCTTGGCGTGGCCCTTGCGATGTCCGCGCTTCCGTCCGGCTTTCTTAACGTGCGCAACCTTGCTTACGCGATGACGCTTTGCCATGATGATTTCTCCTTTTGCGGTTGGTGGCTTTGGACCATAAAAAAGGCCCCAAAAGCCATTTGGGCTTCGGAGCCATTAAGCTGATCTCCAACCTGAGGAGGGGCGCTGTGCTCAGTTACGTCAATTTCAATGAATAGTACCAATCGGAAATTCTGTCAAGGAAAATATTGAGATTTCTTTTTTCCTGCGCTTCTAAGTCTCCACACAGTAACGCCTTAACGTCACAGAACCTTGTCTTTGATGGAAAGTATTTCGCGTACTTTCTCTGATTTGTGCTCGTCCATCTTAGAACGCTGCTCGACGTTGATCCCTTGAACGTGGCCTCCGTTATACAAAATAATCATCTTGCCGTCAGCCTTAATTGAGCGCAGAAGTTGGTCTATCTCCGATACGTCGCCTGAAACAGAAAACTCAGTGAGTAGATAGTCGCGCTGCACGTTTACCTTGATTGCCATTTGATCTCCTTATGCCGCTCTCTTGTACTGACCCTTTTCATCCGCTCTCCGACACTACGGTTCTAGGTGTACCACCTTGAGCACCCTTCGCACGCAACCTCGGACCCTTTTGCCCACTGGGGGGCCTTCCGCCTGCGTGCGGCGCTCCGCCACCTCCGCCTCCACCACCCTTAGGCTTTCCTCCGCCTTCTTCACCACCCTGCAACATTGATGGGTCAATGCCGAGCGACTTCAAGATTTTCATGATCTCGATCTGAGCGAAAATCTTCATCTTCTGAAGCTCGATCTCTTCCTTAAAGCTCTTCGTAATCTCGCCCTTCGGGTCAGCGATGTCCAACTTAGTAAAAACGGTATCCCATGAAATTGGAGCCCCTCCGCGCTTTAGATTCAAGAACTTGAGCTGTTCTTGCATCTGTGTGATTTTGAGCAGCGTGCTCGGCACCGAAACCAGTCTCAGTTTCTTCACGAAGAACTTGGCGCGCGTCATCCGGTCGTACATCGATGGCGTGGTGGGATAGAGGCCGTTTACAAACTCATCCGGCAAGTGGCTCGGAACCATATCGTCCGGGTTGTAGTCAAACATCTCCTTGGCGATGTTGTCGGGACCAACGTATTCGATCAACCTTGCCGCATCGAACCATTGCGGGATTAGATACTTCATCCTTTCGCCGACGCGCTTGTTGGCTTTCTCGATACGCATCGCGATTCCCTTCGCGATAGGGCCGATGGATTCGAGCATCTTGTCTGCGGTGTCGTTGGCGATATTCAGCTTCATATTCGCCAGATTGCCAACATCGTTCAGACCAAGTTGTGCCAATTCCTTTTCGCCAAGATACTTGAGGAAGTATTGATTCTCTCCGTCTGTTTTCACTTCTTCGGGAAGAATGGATTGAAAAGTTTTCTTTGGCTCTCCGCCCGCCAGTCCAAGTCTTACGTCAGGCTCGAAAATGTCGAAGTGCTCAACCTTGGGTCCGCCCGTGTTATCTAAGTCGTAACCCATTGGCGGGTTGAGACGAGCGGTAAGGACCTGATCCATTAACCTTTCATGCTTGCGGATCGTCGTTTCGATGGAGGCAACGTCGCCGACCAGTGATCTTCCTAACGGCTCCCACGGCCAATCATCTACCGTGTATTGGATGACTGGCATTTTAGTGTCCCAGTCAAATGCAGTACCGTCGTAAATCGGTTTGTCGAGTCCAGAAGAAGAAATGATGAGCCGCAGGTTTGGGTAGAGCCTGCAATCCTCCACCATTGCGGGGCGCATGTATGGTTCGCCATTCTTCATCCCTCCAAAAATTGGCTGTCCTACATAGGGAACCTTGTAAAACCATGAGGTTCCGGGATCGCCGCACTGCATTTCCTTACCGGTGGTGTTAATGCGAATATCGCGGATAAATGTGTAGCGAATTTCTGTGTAAAGATTTCCGAAACTCCTGCTTTGCGTCTCGCCCGCCACTCCATAGCGCCATGCGGAAGCAAAGTCCTGCCGCTGGGCTTGAATCAGACTTTTGTAAGAGGTTCTTCCGACCGTTTGGAGTTGACCTTGGAAAAGAGGAAATACGGCACTCGCCTCCGCGATAGGCATATAATCATAAATTGTGCAGCAATAACAATCGGCAATGTCATTTGTGCGGGCTGGGATTTGAACCGGAACTACATCGAGCGGTCCGAGGGCGGTAAATGTCATTTCCCGAGGACCAAAATTGTACTCCGAAGCGCGAACGCGCGGCCATAGATAGCCGACTCCGAGTACAGTGGCAAATTGTAGAACTTTAAGAATTTGGTAAGGAAAGTCGCTCTCTAGGTAGATGCATTTTGAAATTTTTGTCAGCATCTCCGCGATTTTTTTGTAGGCGGGTACATCGCTGCTATATGCTGCGATTTCCCTAATATCGGCTAGTGTCGTGCAAAATTTGTTGATCGAATATTTTAGTCCGTTCGTGATTAAATTACTTTTGGATTTGTCCTTGAAAACACCATCAAAGACGCGGAGGTTTTGATTTATGTTTCGGTAGGACGATGAACCCGATAGGTAGCCTTCGCCTTCTTTAATTGCAACATCTTCGATCCAAGCGATTTTCTCAGAGGGCAGAGCCTCCCAAGGCGGAGCCTGCCAGCGTATTGTCTCTGTTTTATTGGGAACGGGGGTTTCTACGCTAAGGTACACACCGCATCGCTTTCCTCCCGGTTCGTAGCACCCTTGGGCGCTAAACCGAATGGTAGGACAAATCTAGCTGCATGTCTACCGAAAAAAGCAAATGGCGATCCGCTTTGTGTTTAATGTCCTTGTTCATAGCCCTCGCTGTGTAAAAATGACTCCTTTTCATAGCGAGTAGGGTCTGTCCTGTTTTCGTTCCGCTCCAACGCCCGCCTCAAAAATTCTCTGTTCGTTGCATTTCTGGCGTTCGCCATCTTTGTGTGAAGTTCAGAGCGGATTTCCCTCTGAAACTCCGATTCGATTGACCCGCGCCGTTCCTGTTCAATGCGATGTTCCGACTGTTCCTGACGCCGCTGAAGCCCTGACAGCCTCTCGGCCTCCAATGCGCTCCCACAGACGATTTTTTCGTAGCCAAACGGCGATGGCAAATTCTCGTGGAGTCCAGTTGTCAATCTCCCAGCGTGGTCGCGGTAAAACACCGGCTTCCTGTCCAATTGCGCCTTGTATCCCCACGTTTTCGGCAGGTTGGCGTAGGCCATGTTCGAAGCGCGTTGGGTGAATCGCTTCCAGTAGTAGCGTAGTCTATTCGCGATTCCGGGGCCGTATCGAGGCCACTCATGTGGGGTCATCCAGTCGATAGGCATCCAGTGCGTAACGCCATAAATCTCATCCTGAGGCCAATGACACCACGTTCCATTGTAGGAGTACCACTTTTTTTCGTCCTCCGCGTACCAGCATGGAACCATCGTGCCATCTAGCCACGCAATGACGCGAATCGCTCCTGTCGATGAAGACCTTTCAGGAAGGCTCTTGGTCGCGTTGACCCACGTTCTCGCAACCTTGGCAGCGATCTTCTCGTGTTTCGCCTGCTCTTTGATGGCCTTGAGTTCGGATTTTAGCGCATCTATTCTGGCAATTTGCGTGTTCATGCTGCCTCCCGTCATTCCACTGCGTCGAGAACCTTAGATTTGATTAGCCTGAATGATCGTACCGAAGCGCCGGGTGTGATGTGTAGGGGCATGGGATAGAGGATAATCCCTGTCCTTCTCTCGTCCACGCTCACATTGTTGCAGAGCGGAACGACAGAACCGAAGTGAATCTCAAGGCCGAAGAATCCTGCGCGAATCACGAGCGTTCTGTTGATAAAA